CAAGAATACAGTGAAATCCTTTGTTCAAAAAGAATTTTGCGACTGGAACAAGACCTCCAATTAATTCACCATCAATAAACGCACATGGAAATGAACCATTAAAATTTTCATGATCTTTCCATTTCTTTCCAAATTCATTTTGCTCTACAGCAGTTAGTTCCTGCCAAAGAATTTCACTGTATTCTTGGTTTGCTCTGGTCATCAATTCTTTCATTCGTTCACACCAAACACAACCAGTAGAAGTATAAATTGTAATTTCCATATTCTTTTCTTGTATGTATAAAAAAGAGGGTCGTTTCCGACCCCCAGTATATCACAGAGCATTGCCTCTTGGCAATACCTCTTCTGGGAACACGAAGTTCTCATGTGGTTGATCCACTGGTGCCATCCAGGCACGTAGACCTTCATTCAAGAGAATGTTTTTCGTATAAAAGGTTTCAAACTCTGGATCTTCTGCTGCCCTGATCTCCTGACTTACAAAGTCATAAGCACGGAGGTTAAGAGCAAGACCGATAATACCAATGGATGAGGTCCAAAGACCCATAACAGGAACAAAGAGCATAAAGAAATGAAGCCACCTCTTGTTACTAAAAGCGATGCCGAAGATTTGGGACCAAAATCTATTCGCTGTAACCATCGAATAAGTTTCTTCCTCTTGCGTCGAATCAAACGCCTTAAACGTGTTTGCTTGATCACCATCTTGATACAAAGTATTCTCTACTGTAACACCATGGATAGCAGAAAGCAAGGCACCACCCAGGATTCCTGCTACGCCCATCATATGGAACGGGTTGAGCGTCCAGTTGTGGAAGCCCTGTAGGAAGAGTAGGAAGCGGAATATCGCTGCAACTCCAAACGACGGCGCAAAGAACCAGGAGGACTGTCCGAGAGGATAGATGAGAAAAACAGACACAAAGACAGCAATCGGACCAGAAAAAGCGATAGCATTATAAGGACGGATACCTACTAATCTACTTATCTCAAATTGCCTGAGCATGAAACCTATGAGAGCAAAGGCTCCGTGGAGCGCCACAAAAGCCCAGAGTCCCCCAAGTTGGATCCAGCGGACGAAATCTCCCTGAGACTCAGGACCCCAAAGTAGAAGAAGAGAATGACCCATAGCGTCAGCAGGAGTTGACACAGCTGCCGTGAGGAAATTAGCACCTTCAAGATAGGAAGACGCCAGTCCGTGGGTATACCAGCTCGTAGCAAACGTCGTGCCAGTAAGCCAGCCACCAATTGCCAGATAAGCAGTGGGAAAAAGTAGTAATCCAGACCAGCCCACAAATACAAAGCGATCCCGTTTAAGCCAGTCATCGAGGACATCGAACCAACCCCTCCTTGGGGGACTCATAGTGCTTGCTACCATTGTTGTTTTCCTTTCGTAAGTAGAATAGTTGTGGCCAAGTATCACGAATGATCTCAGCAAGTTTGTATGGTGTCTCCGAAGTTATCATAACTTTACATTGTAGGAGAAAAAAATAGGGGACCGAAGTCCCCCGTTTTTAGTTGGAATCCTGATAAATGACATTTATCGAGAATCCTGATAAATGACATTTATCGAGAATCCGAGTATCAACCGATAGCAGGTGCGGTGAGAGCAACAGGAGTGCTTTCAGCAGCAGCAAGGTCAAGAGGGAAGTTGTGAGCATTACGCTCGTGCATCACTTCCATGCCAAGACCAGCACGGTTGAGAACGTCTGCCCAGGTGTTCAGGACACGACCTTGACCGTCAATGATCGACTGGTTGAAGTTGAAACCATTCAGGTTAAATGCCATAGTGCTAACACCAAGAGCAGTAAACCAGATACCAACTACAGGCCAAGCAGCGAGGAAGAAGTGAAGAGAACGGCTATTATTGAAAGAAGCATACTGGAAGATCAGACGACCAAAGTATCCATGAGCAGCAACAATGTTATAGGTCTCTTCTTCTTGACCGAACTTGTATCCATAGTTCTGTGACTCAGTTTCAGTGGTTTCACGCACTAGAGACGAAGTGACCAGAGAACCGTGCATTGCACTGAAGAGTGATCCGCCGAATACTCCCGCAACTCCAAGCATATGGAAGGGATGCATAAGAATGTTATGCTCTGCTTGGAAGACGAGCATATAGTTGAACGTGCCCGAAATACCGAGAGGCATACCGTCCGAAAACGATCCTTGTCCGAAAGGATACACAAGGAATACTGCACTAGCGGCAGCAACGGGTGCGGAATATGCAACACAAATCCAGGGTCTCATACCCAGGCGATAGGACAATTCCCACTCTCGACCCATGTAGCAGAAGATGCCAATGAGGAAGTGGAAGACAACGAGTTGGTAAGGACCACCATTGTAGAGCCACTCATCGAGGGAAGCAGCTTCCCAGATGGGGTAAAAGTGAAGACCAATTGCGTTGGAAGAAGGAACAACAGCACCAGAGATGATGTTGTTACCATACATGAGCGAACCAGCAACTGGTTCACGAATCCCGTCAATATCTACGGGAGGAGCAGCAATGAAAGCAACAATAAAGCAAACAGTTGCTGCGAGAAGAGTTGGAATCATAAGAGTTCCAAACCAACCAACATACAAACGATTGTTGGTTGAAGTAATCCACTCGCAGAACTGTTCCCAAGTGTTACTTCCACGCTGTTGAGCGATGGATGCGGTCATGGGCATTAAGACAGTTAAGGTTTACATAAGGCAAACTGTTAAGAATTATGAGAAATACTTAACATTTGTTTACCTATTTATTGTAGCACCCACACAAATACTTGTCAAGCCTTAAAAATAGAGCATTTCTACTCATTCAATAGGAGGCATCTGTGGGGTTGTACCCACTATAACACGGTTGGACCTCCCATCGGTTCCAATCTACCTTTCTTTCTGCGATCATTTGTTCCAGTTCATCAACTGTCAGACAGACCTTGACAGGTTTGCTGCTTTCCTTCTCGTAGATGTGGAACATTTGAGTATCAACCATTCTTTTTTACTCTATAATATTCAGTATTTCCCCCACGTCCTCTAACTTTCTTGATAAATCCAAGTGCTTCTTCGTAAGTAACTTTATTTGCAGAATCTAATTCAATGTCTTCCCATTCTTTTGTATCTAAATTTTGTATTTGTACTGTGTATGATTCCATGAACGTCATTGTTAATCTAAAATATATATTAGCACAAAAAAGGGACCATTCTGTTAGTTGGCAGAGGTCCCTTTGGCTTGCGCCGACGATATTCAATTGTTATTTATCAAAAAATGCCAGGAATGATTTGTCCTGTAGTCATGTAGGTGCCAACAGCAATGACGAAACCGAGCATTGCCAGGCGAGCGTTGAGGATTTCTGCCTCAGGTGTCCATCCGAATTTCATTTTGTTTCTCCAGTGTAGTGTTTATAATGATGATCTTCTGACCATCGTGTGTGAATTGTAACTCATCATCAGGATGCCACAGTAACTCGTTATACAAATCATCAAGTTTCTGCATATCCTGATATAGAGCGTTTGAATCAGGCATTAATCAAAAGATTCCAAAGAACAGTTTACCAGTAATTGCGTAAGAAAGCAACCCCGAAACAACACCCATCATTGCCCAACGACCGTTATACATTTCACGCTGTTGCATAGGAGAGAAGAGACCTTTACGGTTGTAGTCTTCTACTACCATGGGAGGTTCTTTAGCGAACAGATTATTCTGACCTAGTTCATTTGTGGTAACAGTCATTGATTTGTAACGAATTGTTTCACAAGTATATAGGAATTGTGAAGACTTGTCAAGCACTTATATTAGCATAAATAAATATGGATCCTAAATCTGAGTGATATGAAAAAATTATTACCACTCATTATGCTACTGATGGCGGCACCTGCACATGCCGATATTACACATAAACTATCAACATCTGTTCAATTAACTGTTGATGCTGCTGCTTCTCAAGCAACCAGAATTGGTTCTTCCTATTCTGTAAGTGGCAACAACATCACTGCTGGAACAATGGGAGGTATCACTGCTCCCAGTTCGGTTACAGCAGCAGCAACACAAACTCAAGGTTCTTACAGCATTACAACCGCAGGAGACGCATTTTCTCTTTCGGAATCATTCACCTACGGTGATGCGGTCAACCCCATCGGTTCTGGAGCCGCAGTCTCTAGTGGTGTCTTATCCACCCTTCCTTCATATGGAAGTGTCACAACAACTGCTGGTGGCGTTGCTGGTTCTCTGGCTGGTACTATCGATTCTGCTGGTGTTATGTCCTTAACTGCTGGTGGTGCTGGTACTTCTGCTACTGGTCAATTCGTGTCTGAAATTACTGTTAGATGAGTGAGGTAAATACTAATGAATATGATTCGTTGGTGTGCCCTAAGTGCGGTGGGTGTATCTGCCACACTTGCTCCTGCCCTGGCGGTCCCCGTGGTCCCAAACTTCACTCAGGGGTCAATGACCAGCCACACGGAGACGACACAGAAGATAACAGAGACAATAAATTCAATGGATTATCAGACTGGGTATCAATACTCGGCAACAGGTAGTGGTATTACAGTTAATGGAAATCTATCTCCAGGTACGGGGACAAATAATGTAACTATAGACGGCGTGACATCATCATGGACAGGAGTAACAAGCAAACCACAATTCACACAGACAACACCAGGAGCTGCGTTTCAGTTCACAGAAACGTATCAAGGTCCTGGTTTAAGCAATCAAACAATCATTCAAAGAACCACAGAGGTTCAAAGCATCACAGATACCACAAGTATTTTCTCACAATAATCACATTAGGAGCATTTTGTTATGGAAGTAGTGTGTCCGCAGAGGTGGGCGGTGTTAGTGCTACTGCTGCTCCTGTTGCTAACTCCTCTGGTTCCGTTACAAACCAAGCAATCCAAGTCCTCCAAGGTCCTTATATCACCAACACATATGGGTCTGGAATCCAATGTCAAGGTCCAACCCTAAACTTCACACCATATGTCACTGGTAGTGCTTCTGCTACCAAACCTTATGAACCATATTACTATGATCCTGTCTATGATATGAGAGACATGGATGAAGATGGAGCACCTGATAATCCTGGTTCTGTTCTCTACACTGTTCCTGTAAGAACTGGACAAAAAGATAACTACAACTTAGGTATTGGTTTCTCTGCTACATGGTCTCGTCCTCTTGATAAGAAGTTACAAGACCAGTGTAAAGAAGCAGCACAAGCTAACATTGATCTAATGAAGCAGACAACTGCTAACAAGAGATTAGATTTTGAGATCGCTAGATTAAAAAATTGTGGTGAATTGATGAAGCAGGGTATCATGTTCCACCCACGATCACCATACTATAAAGTGTGTGCTGATGTGGTGTTGAAGAATCCTCCAGGAGTTATTCCACCACACGTCCATGCTATCCCTTCGGTTTCAAAGCAGACCTCAATGCCCGTATCGCCTGTGAGCGTTCGCGCTGAAGATCTTGGCGGTCCTTTACGGACAAAACAGGAAGCTTCTTCCCCCTGATAGCAGCAATCTTTTTCATAACTTTCTTAACCGTTGGTTTGACAACCTTTAGTAGGATGTCTGCTAACGGTTTTGCCATAAGTGCTGACGTGGTGGCAACAACAGCAATCGTAGCAGTTGTAGTTACCACACCAGGAGCAGGAAGACCAGCAACAATCTGTTGGGGAAGTGGCACTGCTTCTGTTATCTGAATACACTCATTACCTACGAGTTTGTATTCAGTAACCTTCTTTCTAAATCCTTCGATATATGTGCCAACAGGTTCCTTTGCCTGCTGTGATGCTGTGGGACAATCTACTTTTGCAGTAGCGGGTGCTGCTGCTGGTGGTAATTCTACCTGTCCAGGAGGTTTTGGTTTCTCTGGTGGTTGCCTTGTATCCACACCAGCAGGATACGTTGGAATTACCTGCTCAGGTTCAAACTGAATAGGATTAAAACTAGGGAGACCAGAATCACAATACGTAACCAGTCCTCTGTCGTCATCACTTCCGACAGTTTTAGATTTGTTTTTTGCTTCGTGGGCTTCGACACAACCAGGCACGTCAACGATAGGCACACCAATATTTACCACCACAGGAGGTGGCAATGGAGTTGATGTGTAATATTCGTTAGCAGTTATAACCTGTGGAATGTCAATCTCCCGAACGTTGATGTTAGGAGAAGTGATGTTAGGGATTTCCATTAGCAATCATTAAATACTTGTCCGACTTCAGATCCAATGTCAGATCCTACTTTTTGTCCCAGAAGCAGTGCCCAACCACCTGCTAACCAACCCACGTAGGGGATGCTAGCAAGGGCAGGAACAGCGACGCCAGCAGCAAGGGCACTACCTGCCATCGCACCTTGTGATCGTGCTCCAGCGTCCGCCCTGATACACTCTTCGCTTTTGGCACTGTTCTTTCCCTCTGCTGTATTCACACCTCCAACATTTCTGGTGCCCTCTCTGGTGTATTGATCACGACGATACTCATTACGTTTCTCGGATGATCCACCAAACCATCCTTTCTTACTTTTATCAACATCTAATGATCTCTCAGATTCTAAAACCTTAGGATCATCGGCACGAAACTCAATCTCATATCCATCCTTACCAGCTCTAATTCTGTAGGATGAATATGGACCATGTGGAATATTGAATGCTGGTGGTTGTTGAACCTGTTCTTGTGGTCTCAACACATAACCCAGAAGTCCAATGTGAGAAACACCCACCAAGGCACCCAATGCCAATGCCACCGCCTTCATTGGCGATTTTTTCTTTGTTGGTGTTTCCATTGGTATTTCCTCGGTAGGTGTTACATTAGACTTCCAGAGTTTCATGGCATTGGTAGCGCAGGACCAGTTGTGGTTGGCATAGCAGGACCAGTTACTTTTGGTAGTTCTGGCGTAGCAGCATCTAACATTTTAGGAAGAGCACCACTAACTGCTTCAACAGCAGCAGCAGTTACTTTCTTTCTAGCATCTTCCATAAGAACATCGGCATTCTTATAAAGATAAACACTCCCACCGATGACTGCCAATGAGGTCAGTCCCGATAAGAGTGCTACGATATTAATCAGTTTTTGCATCTTTCTTAGGTTCAATAGTGGAGACAACTTCTGGTTCTTTCTTCGCTACTGGTTTACCATTACCATTACCATTACCACCACCTGCTTTAGCAGGAGACAGTCCGAAAGCAGCTAGCGATCCAGAGAAGACCGAAGCAATAAAGGTAGGGTCAAAGTCAAGAATCTTTTGACCGTTGGGAAGTCTAACGTAACTAAAGGTTAGGAGAGAAGCAGACCAAATAAGTACAACAACTTTCACTAAATTACCAAGAACTTCACTTTTATCTTCATGCTGGTCGTCTTTCTCTTCTACCTTTGCTTTGGATTTGTTGCCAAGCATAGGTATAGGAGTAAGGCAACTCTATTTATGCCTGAGCCTCCGTCCAAGAGATTCTAACGTCAGCAGCACGTCTATTAGAACCACGACCACCAGCGATGTTGGTTACCTGAATTGCTAGAACCTCTGGACCATCAGGGAAGATGCCAGTTGGATTTGGAGCGGTACTCTTTTCATAACTATCAGTTCCACCACCAAGGATAGAATTAGAAATTTCTTTCACGGCTGATAAATCATAAGAAGCAACACCATCACCAGCATAGAAACCGAAGATAACTTCTCCACCCACCAGTTCAGCGTCAAGAGAAGTAGTGTTTCCAGACGTAAACAAAATGTCAGTCAGTCTAGCATACTGAGCAAGAGATGTTCCGCCAACGTCTCTCCACTGAACATCGGTAAATGTAGGATTGTTAGCAGCTGTAATCGTGGGATTCAAAATAATTTCTACAAACAGAGAACCATTAGTTGACACCTCAGCAGCTTTTAGAACTAACTGCATTCTATTGACAAGTTCTCTAGCACCAAATTTTCCAGGAATACCATTATCAACAGAAGGTGATACTCTCAAAGCAAGTAGTGCCTTAGTATCTCCAGAGTTAAGTTCTCTACCAGTTCTGGTTCCAACAGTATAAACATATGCTCGGTCATCATCATAACGACCATCCATGATAACAGATGAACCCCAGTGTGAAATCTGTGGAACAGATGTTGCGGCAAGAAGTTCTACACTTGTTGGTTGTGTAGCATCGTAAGTAAATATTTGTGCTCCACCTGCACCAAGAGGAGAGAAAGTAATTCCAGTTGGGTTAGCAGCAGTAACTGCTCTACTTAAAGCGATACTAGTTCCAGAAATAGAATGTACGAAAGTGTCGGCAGGAATATCAGCACCAATTACTCTCTGTCCTTTTTGAATACCAACAGCGGAACTTACCGTACCAGTAGAAGATCCAGACGCAATTGTTAGGTTGATTCCACTAGCACCTGCTTGCTCTCTAGTAATACCAGTGAATGAACCAGCAAAAGCACGAGTGAGAGGAGAAAGAGCAGATCCAACTTGCTGTGTCAAAGAAATACCAGTAGAATCACCAATTACGTTAGTGATTTTAAATGTAGTTGCTGATGGAACAGCAGCAACATAATATGTTTTATTGGCAGCAACGTTAGAGAATGGCGTATCAAATTGAATTGTTTGCTGTCCCCCTGGCGATAGTCCAGTGGTTGATGCTACCTCAATAACATCACCAGCTAGAACATTGATTACGTCTTGCTGGAATACTGTTTTACCTGTGTAATTGATATATTCCTGAACTCCAGTAGTAGAACCTGTTGTTCTCTTAACACGCAAAGTTCCAGAACTTGGGAAGTGTGTGGGAGCAGCAGAAACATATAGCGTTGTATCTGCATTAGAAAATGTTTTAGTAGTTACTGTAGCTGGGGGAAGTGTATTGACTTCATAACGAGATGGTAGGTTACCAGATCTCATGTATGCTTCAGTGTTCTGGTTGTTATTTGGAATCTTGTGAGCGTAAATGACATCACCGTCAAGAGCACGGAATCCCCAACGAATGAAACCAGCACCATACCAAGAGTAGTCCATGTAGAACATCTGCATCTTGGTTGGATCAATAGTATAACCAGACTTACCAGATCCATCACAACGATCCAAGTTCCAATCAGACTGTGCCCATTCGGTTTCAACCGTTTTAGTTACAATCAAATTCTGCGCTGCCGATTGTCCCGAATCATTTGGACCACGGTAGTCTGGGAAGATTACCATTTGAGTATCTGAAATAATACCATCAACACGGTATGAAGAACCACGGATGACAACATAGTCGCCAGGCTTCAATTGCTTAGTAAACTTGGTGCTCTGTCCGTTAGCAGCAGTATAACTAGAAACTAGTGTACTTCCTTTGGCAACACTAACTCGTCCAGATAATTGGAAAGTTGATGTTCTGCGAACAACACTAAGAGATCCACTAGCATAACGGAAGAAAATACCATTCTGTTGATCCATCATACCGATTTCTAGTCTGGTTCCATAAGCACCAGTAGGAGTAACAGTATACTCACCAGCAGCAGTAGAGTCTGATGGTGTAGATCCTACCACATATTGAAAAGTATATGGATCAATAACATTAGTTACTTGATGTACTCCGTTATAAACATTATCAGTAACTCCACGAACATCAACCTGAGTATCTCGTGTTACATTATGAGCATCAGCAGATACAACAGTTATAGTTGTACCTGATGCTGTAATGCTATCAATATTCTCAATCGCTGGTTCTAGAATAGAACCCGTAGAGAATGATACACCTTTACCAGACTGATATCTGAAATAACGTTTTGTCTGTCTAATTGCTTGTTGATTTTTGGAAGAAGAATTTGTAGAAAATTTAACACCACCATCAAATGCTCTGTGAACAGAAGTTCCTTGTGGTCTTGGATATAGTTTAATAGTACCCGTGCTAACAGATCCAGATGGAGTTCCGTCTGGGAAGTAATAGAAACGTGTTGGACTTTCTACTCTAGCAACAGTCCACGATCCATTTACATTAGTTCCAGCAGATCCAGTAATAGCAAACTCATTTCCAACCTCAAATCCATGTGCTTGAGTACAATCAACTCTAACCGAACCAGCCATGCCACCACCAGCTGCGGCAGGAGTTATAGTTCCTCCAATACTAGATCCAGTGTAATGAATACCCGAATACAAAGCAGTTCTAGCACTCTGCCAAATACCACCAGATGATAGAGTCCATTCGCTTTTGGCAGTATATGTAAAATCGGAAACACCACTAACGCTATCTACAATAAAGACTCCGTTAGCAGCAGGAAATGTTGTATCTTGAATGTAAATAGCAGCACCTGCGGCAGGACGTGTTGATTGATTAGTATCAACAGAAACAGTAATCTCTCTTTCTCCCTGTACTGCCTGAACATCAGTAATTACAATCTGATCCGAAGACTTATAAGCAAATGGGTTGTTGTTGATCATCGACAACGCTTCCCACTTGGTATCCTGTGTACCATATTCAAAGTCAGTATCAATTTGAGACTGAGGTTGAGACATTCTCTGCTTGTTAACAGCATCAAAGTATGTCTCTGCTGGTTTTACTGTTTCTTCAAAATCATCATAAACAATCTGCAGTTTATCATCATCTGACATTGACGTGGTATCATATGTCAATTTTACTCTAGTCGTAGTATTATTTCTAATGTCTGTAGAGATATGATACTCAATAGCAGTAAGTTCAGGATCACTAAAGTTATAGATTACTTTGTTGTCAGTGACGTTGGTAATGAGAATCAATTGTTCTCTCTGGATACCACCAGGGATTACTACCTCTCTTTCCGAAGCGTCAAAGAGATAGTAATTACTTTTAATGGATTTTCTCGCCATTACTTAGTGCCTCTAAACAGATATTCTTTGCTCTATCTATTTATCAGACACCATACTTACTACGGGTGGCGTTGAAGTTTTGGGATACTTCTGTGGCGCTTAGTGCTCTGTTGTAAGCACGAAGTCCTCCTGATTGTGTTTGTCTTCCATCAGCAGATCCATTACCATCATTAGAAAATCTTGCTCCAAGTCTAAGAGGTTTCTGTATAGATCCCACGGGAGTGATAGTTGTGCTACCAAGCGAAACTCCATTCTGATAAATTGTAGCAACGTTAGATCCATCAATAGTAAGAACAAGATGTCTCCAGTCAGTCATATTTCCTGTGGTATTTACTTGAAGAAGTCCAGTAAGATTTCCACCTGTGGTTAGTTCTAAAACATTATTTCCCTCAAAATAAAATAGATATCCAGAACTTTGATTCCATACTTCACACGCCCAAACAGGAGACCAATATGTTGTATCAGTTTTCTTGAACCAAGTTTCCACTGTAAAATTATTTGTTGGGATTGAGTATCCAGCATCTATGTAATCATTATCAAAAAGGAAGTGGCCACCGTAAAGACTATCGAATGTAGCTCCGTTGATCGTGCCAGTGTAAGAAGAACTTGAGAGGTTCTTTACTGTGGTTGGTGCTGTGATGGCAGTTCCATATGTTTTGACATATCTGGTATGATCAGGTTCAAGTTGTAAGAAAGGTCTAGCAAACTTTGCTGTGCCCGTTCCTCTTACAGTAAAGAACCAATTAGATGAAGGTTGAACATTACTATATCTTACTTTCATAATACCTTTAGATCCCAAAGAGGGAACATCAGATTCAACTACAGTAGCAGTAGCAGGAGGTCCGAAAGTGAGTTGGGGTCGAAAATAAAAACTAGTAGCATCTGTGAGATCAACATACATACTAACTACAAGATCATATGTTCCTGGTGTAAAGGTAGCAGAAGAACCAAAGTATTCATTAAGATTGGCATCTCTGCTATAGATTTTGTGCTCAACACCTAGTTCATCTGTATAATATTCTCCAGTATCTGTTCCAAAAGTAAAGTTATCTGATAGTAAATTCTCAACAGGATCATAAGTCGCTCTGTTTCCAAAGTCATAGTTCAATAGCAAGTTGCTACCATATACAATACCAGGACCAATCTTAGGTGCTATGTCAGGTGCTTCGTTGATATACTTACTCTTGGTGGCGTTGTAGTTTTGGAATACTTGTGCTGCTGTTAGTGCTCTTGGATAGATACGAACTTCACCGATGTCTCCTAAGAAATATTCACTAATGGATCCATATATACCTCTGTTAAGACTACCGATAGTTATTTCACCAGATGGTTGGCTGATATCTCCAACGCTTGCTGTTGATGTTGATGCTTGAAACTCACCGCCAATATACAAAGACACAATATCAGCAGTTCTATCAATAGATGCTACTATATGAACCCATGTATTTACTGCTGGTGGGGAAACATATACAGAGGTAAACGAGCTTCCATCGGATATAGAAACTCCAATTTGACCGCTGATATATCTTAGCGACCAACCTTTAGATCCTTCGGGGAAAGAACCTGACTGACCTTTGTTGATAATTTTACCATTATGATTATTGTTTGTTGTTCTAACCCATGCTTCTAATGTAAAATCTTCAAGTCCAAAATTATATTTGTCAAAGATACCTGTTTTAATTTCATTCCCCGCCCCATTAAACTCCCAGTATCCAGCGGCGTTGTGGGTGGCACCATTTACTACACCATTATTACCTTTACCAGATTGATCCAACCAATCACCACTACCAGAATAGACATCACCCAACAGGTTCAACTCTTGGAAGTCAGCAGGTCTAATAGCAGGACTACCACTATACTCAAAGCTATCAGGACCATCCATCTGTCTCTTCTTGTTAGAGACCTGAGTAGCAAGGTCATCAAAGAGTAGTTTGTTAGCGTTGAATGGATAGGTGATGAGATCGCTGGTGTCTTGTCTCACAGAACCATCAGATAGTCTGCCAATCTTATCAGCAACGTTTAGGATTTCATAGTCAATAGTCTCACCAGTTCCTTCTGCATATTGAAAATCACCAAGACCATTACCAGAGCTACTAACTTTACCAAATGTATATGCTTCTGGTGTTCCATTCAGTCCGCTAACAGCATCATCAATATACAATAGATAGTAGAATGATGGGTCAGCATCTAAACACACATTAGAAAATGTATTTGAGTTATTATAAGAACTAAAGAGAGTTCTTCTCCAAACTAAACTACCATCCTTAGAATACTTACTCAATACACCACCAACATCAGTTCCATCATCATAAGTTCCAAATACAACAGTCTGTTCTGTCTCACCATCAGACTTTACGCGATCAAAAGTAATTGTACTAGAAGGATCATCTGTTGTCTTCTGCCAAATCATATTACCTTCGGCAGTATATTTGATAAGATAACCAACGAATGTTCCATTGACAGTAACATAAATCTGATCGTTGCTATCAATATAAACATCGCTACAATTTAGCATATCACCTTGCCAGTCTGGGCTTAGTGTTCTGTCCCACAAAACCTCACCAGTGTTAGTGTCAATCTTGACAATGTATCCTTTGTTGTAAACATCATCCTCAAGATATCCAACAGCAACTACTTCTCCTCTAGCATTAGCAGCAATTCTATTGAGGACAACATCTCTACCCAGCATGAATGCGGACTTACCCCATCCAGGATTACCACTAGCATCAAACTTCTCTACAAATGCTTGTGCTTCCCCCGATGTGGGTGTATTTCCACAAGCATAGTATTGTCCGTTGCTGTCTGATGTGACGCCCGTATATTCTACATCACCACTACTGGTAGTAGATTGCCAATCAATTACACCACCATTAGAATACTTAGCAATCCAAGGTACATTGTTAGTCTTACCAACAATAATTAGATTGTCGTTGCTATCCAACTCCATGGCACGAAGAGTTGTATTGACCCCAGACTGTGTTGACTCAATCCTGTTCTCAAAGTCAGCAGTTCCAGCATTATCTCTCTTCTCAAACCAACCAAATTCTTTTGAGTTGATGTCTTGTGCTGAACCAGCAAGGACAAACTTTTGGTCAACACTATTGTATTTGATTTCATCTGGAAGATATACACCATCAGTCCCCGCTGACTGATCGATTGTCTTGAAAAAGTTTGTTATAACTTGTGCGCCAGAAGAACCTAACAAGAAGAGGTTTCTGGCGGGACTATTAAATCCTACTGGCATCTATCTATCCTCAGCTGAAGTCTGTGTTGCCTTGTCCGAATACCTGAACGACACCCGCATTATCTCGGACAATAACGAATGTGAGAATGTCTGTGTTTGATGTAGCAGTTGGTGGCGAACCACCAGACCATTGAACGCCATTGGTAATTGAGTTACCATCAACACTACATGCGTCACCATATGTAGCAGCAGTGTTAGAAGATAGAATGAGAGTTACTGTCTTAGACTGACCATTGCTCAAGTTAGCATTGGTAAATGCCCACTCATTGATTGCTGTTGTTGCTGGTGTTCCAAGAATTGTATTAGCTCCAGCAAGATTTATTGTCAATACGTTTGCCGAAGGAGTGAGAGTTGTACTGAAATTATTAAATGTCTTTTCAGTAATCACACCACCAAGAGTGATAGCACCATCAACATCTAATCCATTCAAAGTGCCAACAGATGTTAGTGAAGAATTGACAATTGTAGAACCAAGGGTGGTGCTGTTGAGCATCAACTGGTTACCAATAACTAGCTTCTTACCAAACTGAAGTTCTAGGTTCTCAGTCATCACCCAATACTTATCAGCTCTGGAGTGATCGTAGAAAATTCTCTTATCTGTAGTTCCCTTGATACGAATACCACCCTGATCAGCTGTCAGATCTGTAGCACCAGGAGAAACAAATGTTGCTGTACCACTACCACTTACAACATTATCTAAGGTAATTGTATTACCGTTAATAGTAACAATAACTGTTCCTGTGGGAACACTGATTCCACCTGTTGTGGAGTTGACCTCCATACCAGGAATCAAACCAGCAGTTGGTGTTACGCCAGTAATAGTAGCAGAGTTGTCTGTCGTAATTGCTTGGAACGTAGCACCATCAACTGATGCAAGTTCAATCTCTTTGTCGTCAACCTCAACGACGTTTGAGTTGATTGAGGTAAGAGTACCATTAACAATCAATTGTCCCGAGACTGTAAGATTAGATCCAACTGTTAGATTGTTTCCAATCTCAATATCAAAGTTAGAATCACCACGAATCCATGCTTCAGTACCAGAACCAATAACTAACTGTCTACTGCCACCAATGTTAGGTGGTACATAAGTTGCGTTGGTTGAGTTCTCATCATCAGCAGGACCAATGAGAACGTTACCAGTACCAGTGATGCCATAACCAGCGTAGTGACCAATACAAACGTTGGCACTACCTGTGCTCATACTTTCCATCGCATTGTTACCAATAGCGACGTTCTTTGTTCCAGAAAGATTAACTAATAGAGCATCACGACCAATGGCAACGTTATTAGTACCAACACCATTTGCTCTTAATGCTCTATTACCAATAGCAGTATTAGATGCTCCAGAGTTTGTAGCAAATAGTGCTTCAAATCCAACCGCTGTGTTTTGAGAACCAGATGATACCGAGTTGATTGCTCTAACACCAAGTGCTGTGTTAGTTGTTACTTCTCCAATACCACGTCCAACTCTCATTGGATCAGTAGCACTACCACGAATAATGATGTCTGCGTTCTCTGAATTTACGACACCATTAAACGTAATAGTATCAGAAATATCATTACCAACTGTTAGATCCTCTTCAACAACTAAGTTTTGATTAATAGTTGTTGTGCCACCAGCAGCGCCCATGGTGATAGCAGCAGCTGCTCCAAATGCCGTAATAGATGTAGCACCAGAATTCAGCAGAACAAATCCAGATGAAGTTGTTGTAATACCAGTTAGTATTGTTGGGTTATCTTGGAATACCAATCTTCCACTACCAGTGGTATCAGTAATCAAACCTCTCAACTGAGTAGATGTTGTAGAAGAGAACGAAGCAAGAGTATCTGTTGTATATGCTACGTTGCCACCTTGTCTAAAGTTTACCGTAATAGAAGCAGAGTTATTATCAGATGTCAAAACAAGATCTCTATTGACATCTAAAGTTTTAGATGAGGCAATATCAAGAGTAGCAGATGCTGTACTTATGATCTCCAATCCATTAATAGATGTAGCAGTAGCAGCACCAAGAATAGGAGCTGTTAGAGTTGGAGAAGTGAGAGTCTTATTTGTAAGAATTTGAACTTCGTTTTCAGTTACAAATCTTTTTTCTACAGAACCATCCCATGCTCTCCAATATCCACCAGAATTATACCACTGAAGTTGTCTATAACTTACAACATTATCACTAGCATCAGTAGTAAGGTTAACTTGAATACCACCATCAGCAGCAGTAATACTTGTTCCCTTTCTAAGTTCAATGATGTTATCTTCTACTACAAGAGTAGTAGTATTCAGAGTAGTTTGAGTTCCCTCGACAACTAAGTCGCCGCCAATGGTAACTGTAGATCCATCATCACCAATGATACTATTTGCTAACTGACTATTACCAGAATCCCATTTGAGAACTGTGTTTCCCGTAAAGTTTGAGGTGTTCTTTAATCTAATATCATTTCCAGATTTTTGAATACCACCAGATGTTGTAATAACAGCACCAGTATCAGTATTGACAGAACTAATTGTAATTTCTTTTGTGGATCCGTTTGTTGCTGTAGTAATGCTCGTAGCACCAGATGCGATTAACCTAAAATCTCCAAATGCTAAAGATTCTGAGTTAGCAGCAACTCTAGTTACATCATTGGTGTCGGTAGAATTGACGGTGATAGTAGAACCAACCTGAGATACTGTGACATTAGTTCCACCAGTAATCGTAACATCCGCACCAGCAGATGTAGCAGGTACATATGTACCTGTAATACCACCACGAATTCTTGTTACTGTATCAGTAGAACTATATGTAATAGTTGGATCCCCATTTCCATCAACACTTTGCGCTACACTAGTTGCTCCACCAGCAAGAAAAGTAAAATCACCAGAAGCTGGTGTTTGTCCTGCAGTAGCGCGTAATGTTGTTACTGTATTAGTATCTTGCCCAGTAATAGTAATTGTTCCACCAACCTGTGATACTGTTGTAAAATTACCAGCAGCAATAGTAATGGCACCAGAAACTGGAGCTCCACCAGTGCCAGATTGTACTGTCGTAATTGTATCAGTATCTACGTAACTAGATGAAATTGTGATATCATCTCCAGATCTAGATAGAGATACATTTGTTCCAGCAACAAGGACTACATCATCAGTAATTCCAGAACCAAAATTACCACCAGAAGTAAGTCGAATAATTTTTTGAGATCCTAGTGTTCCATCAACAGCAGAAATGCTATAAGTTGTATTATTATCTGGTGTATTTACAGAACCACCCAGAGCAACTAACGCTCCATTAATTGTAATACCTGGATTGATTAGAGAACTATTAGGAATATTTAAAAGAGTATTCAGCGAACCTGAAATTGTCGATAACTCTAGTGTTTTATTAGTAAGAGTTTGTGTCTGATTTAGATAGACATCACCAGGACTGTCCCAGAATACCGTAGACCCATCACTACTCAAATATTTTCCAGCACCGCCATCTCCACTAACAACAATCCCGTTGCCAGTCAAGTCTAATCTATCGCCTGCTATAATTTCTTCAATTTTCTTAGAAATAGCATTGACAATAAGAGGAAAACGATCAGCCATCTAACTCAACCAAATGGATACTAGTGCTCAGGTTTATTTATGCCTCACGAAACAATGATCTGACCAGTCATACCCGAGTGAAACTGACAGATGTAATAGTATGTTCCTGGTGTCACTCCAGTTGTGTCCCAAGTTACTGTACCAACTGATGCACCGTTACCAGTAATCGTTCCTGTAGTAACTTGGTTACTTGTTCCAGTAGTAGCGGATGTCTTAATATAGAATGGATGTCCAGATGCGTTAACACTAAACTCCAGCGTATCACCAACATTTACATTGATCACTGGATCAAAAGCATCAACGTGAGTGGTCGATCTATCATCTCCATTGAATACATAATGACTTGCACCACTGTTTATAACATTAATTGGGAAAGTTTTAGCAGCTGCTGATGGAGCAACAGAGTTTAATGTAGAGATTCTAGGGAATGTCATTCCCGTAGCAGTTCTATTTCCTTTTTGTTTTTGGATGAATCCAGCAACAGGTCTTGGATTTTCAATATGAAGATACTTATTAAGACTTCCCTGACGACAAGAATTATCATCTAGTCCTCCACCAGCAACGTCAAATGTCATGTCGCCGTAGATACTAAACTGATTTAAATATCCTAGAGCATCTGCTTGTGTAAATCTTTCTTTACCAGTAGCAAGACAAGAAATCACACCACATACTTGTGGAGATGCCATACTAGTTCCTTGAATTGGATAAAAATAGTTACCAGCAGGATACTTACTATCGTTCAATCCCCCAGTATTGCCGTAAGCAGAGAGAATATTATCACCAGGAGCAAAGACATCAACAGCAGGACCAAAGTTCGTGTATGTAGACCTTCTGAGGTCTGCTCGTTTACTTAAAGCACCAACAGTGATAGCACCACTATCAGGACTATTCGGCCAAGCGCCTCTGCTGTAATAGAAAACTTGATTGCCGTTGTTTACATTAAGAATATTATTCCAATTCAAATCATCAACCTCTGCCATCAGTAAGTTATCGTTGCCAGCAGCTCCAATAACTACAACACCATCTTCAATAGCATCTTGAACATCAGCGGCAACAGCAGAAGACCATGATGGATACTCACTCAACCCAAATCTTACACCAAAGTCTGCTTCTACTCCCGCTTCAGTCCATCCAGATGGACCAGGATTGCCAGCATTATATACCGTTCCTTGATAAAATACTTCAGTAAGGTCACCAAATTGTAAAGTTTCAGAAGGTGTAGTCATGTTCACAACGCCACCATAACTATGATTGGTTACCGTAGGATTTCTAAATCCTGTCTCTGGATTGATCGCTTTGTTGAGGTGGAATGCTCTAAGATAATCAAAAATTAGTAAGGCACTAACTTGTTGTCCGCTCGTCCAAGCATCAGTAACAGCAATATTATAAATGTTTGCCTCATTTGCCCACCCATAATGCTGACCACACGCTGTTCCAGTTACATGAATACCATGATACTGTGGTGTATTGGCATTTGTTTCATATGTAATTGTTCCAGTCGGAAGAACCTGCCCATCATCGTCAATAGATCCGACAAAACTATTGAGTTCATTGAACCATTGATACTGAACGAATCTAGATTGCCCTGGTGCTGATGGACTTTCCCATTCTCCACTGTCATATGATACAGGATCATCAACAATAACTACATCTACATGGCGTCCATTATTGAATACTTCTACAGCATCACTGACACTTTCATAATATCCAGTTGTATCTGAAATAGGAACTTCACTACTAACCGATGCATTTCCATTTACATTTATAGGAAAATTATTATTACTATTATCTAAAATAGTATTATCTTGACATGTCAAAAGAACTGTTCCAGGAATATTAGTTAAATTTTCATTTGGAGGAGTAAAGTTTGCTGTATAAACAGATGTTCCTTTTACAATTCTAAAATTACTAATTTGACCTATCATTCTAGTGACATCAGCAAACCCACCATTAGATCCTATGATTGGTCTATTGTTTGATACTACAGTGTAATTAGTATTGTCTGCCCATGCTCCAACAGAAGAACCATTTAGATACATTGTGGTTGTTCCGCTCACTCTAGAAATAGCAACATGATACCAATTATTCAACGAAACATTACCAGAAATTCTATTTTCATTATCAACAAAATAATGTATATTCCCACTATTTCCTGATGTTTGTGTGATGTATAGTGCTGGAAGATTTAATTGAAGTGATGCACTAATTTCTCTAAAATCAAATATTTGATTACTATTATATCCACCCGTAGTATCCCAAGCAGTAGCACGGAACCAACATTCAATTGTAAAATCACCTGTGCCCAATGCTAATTCACTTGGAGAATTTAGATATAGGTAAGAAGCATTACCATCAAAATTTACACTGCCATTAAATGACGGAAACATTCCAAACTGACCTTTACCTCTCTGTGCTTGGTTACCAGCACAATGTAAATGACCCCATTGGAAATCATTAGATGATACAGTTGTTGGTGCTACAGTATCATCTTTCCAAAAATTTCCAGACTTTACATAAGGTTCATTGTTTACTGCTTGCCTAGCAATCTTGAAACTATCTACTGCTTCAACTCCCCACACTCTAGGATCTTGACGCAGTTGTTCTGCTTGTTCCTCTGTCATCATATAGTGAGTGTTCCTACTAAGAGGACGCTTTAGTACCAAAGGAAAATTAGTAAGTTGCATCTCATTGTAAAACTGCTGCAGGTCTTCTTTCCTGTGAAGCGTTACAACGTATTCCTTATCCATATCAAGCCTCTAGTTGTAGGTAATGTAGAGTAACAGTGATGCTAGCAGTTGCTCCACTCTTATTTACAACTTTCAGATATGTTGTTCCAGTTCCAGCAGAGTTATATCCAATCGTTCCAGGAGAAATCAATTGGGTTGTTGCTCCAGCAGTAATAACTTCAGCAATTACACCAGAACCAGGGAGTGGATCAGTTGTCTCAGTTCTAGAAGCATCGTTAGTTCTGCTTGTCGTATCAGTATAAAGAGTTACCCAAGCGGCATGTGATGTCTGAATCTTTAAGAGAGCATACGTTGGTGGAGTTGTGATAGAAACATTAGCTTCACCTGTGCTTAGAATAGATGCTGTTGTAACCTGTGCTGTAGTTCTTGTTTGTAATCCAGATCCCGTCAAATAACCTTGAGTGCTGTGATCACCCCAACCATATGCTGTGTCCCAGTTAGAAATCTTAGCAGCAGTTACAGCAGCAGCATCAGAAGCAGCAAATACAGGATCAGTTTCTGCTGTCAAATAGTTTGGTGTCCAATTCTCCCAATCACCAGAGGAAGTGCTGTATCTTAGTAGTTGCTCATTGGCAATATTTGTGATGTTAACATCAGTATGGTTGTTGATAACACCAACATCTGTCAAATAAGGACTAAGATCTGGTGGTGTAAAAGTAAATACACCGTTGTTGCTGTTATATACCAGTGATCCTCCACCAGAAGCAGAAGCATTAGCAGCACTAAAAACTGTTCTATCAGTAGCAGTAGCACCACTACCAGCAGCAGTCCAACTCTCTCCGTTCCACGAGTAGGTAATACCTGCTGCTACATATATGAACGTTCCATCAGTTGCCTGCCCTGTTGTTGCGGGAAAATTGATTGCCATTTCTTAAGATGCTCCTTCCAGTTTTATTTAGAGGTTGGTAATCGTGACCATGATCTCGCCAAGAGATAGTGGGTTTTCATCCCATCTTCTTGGAGTGAATACAAC